CGTGGTGAGGATCCGCGTGATGGATTGCGCCAGATGCCCGGCACCTTCCAGCGGCTTGCCGGTGGTGGCATCCATGCCGATCATTGCGGCGGCCCGGACACCGCGCTGCCGGACTGCACGCCGGTGTGCTTGTGGCCCTTCAGGCTCTTGCCGCCGCCCACGCAGTCGGTGGCGCCGGTCACGGTGGCGTTGCAGTTGATGTCACTGTCGGCGGTCACCGTGTCGGTGACATGCATGGTGCCGTTGATGGTCACGTCCGCATTGATGGTCAGTCCGCCGGGGGCGGACACCGCCGCGGTGCCGCCGGCGGGCAGCGTGGCGACAAGGGCATGCACGTCGTCGTCGTATTCAACGATGGCGCCATCCCTGAACTGCAGGTGGTGCTTGTTGGCCTGGTTGCCGGGTGCCGCGAACTGGTCGGAATACAAGCTGCCCACGGCCACGCCGCCGGACAGCTCGCCATCGACCGATACCAGCAGCACCTGTTCCCCGACGCTGGGGGTCGCCCACACGATGCGTCCCCCCGCGCACGGCACCAGCCACGGCAGCCAATCGGTGAGGATGTCGCCGCTTTGCACCCGCACGCGCGCCGTCGCCGGATCCACTTCGGCGATGACGCCGAAGCGGATCAGATTGGACGCGTTGCGTGCGGTGGTTTCGGACATGCGGCCAGCATGGGCCAGCTACGCATGGTGATGAATTGGTTCGGCTGGTAATGCAACGGATTACGTGGGCGCGTCACCCGTTCAATAGACACCGACATCCAGCTCAAAACGGAACGGCGAAGTAATTATTTCCGTACTGCCGATCTTGCGGACATCAATCTCGTAAGTGCCAGACAAACGGCCATTTGCATCCGAGTTTCCACCAACGTAGTTCCCCGTGTTCGCCTGAACCACAATGTCGGACGACACCGTAATCCACCCGCTTGGCCCATAATGCGTGTAAAGCGGAATATCCCCTAGCGCTTGTATGGTGTCCCGCAGCCTAATCTGATAGTCCGCACCGGCACCACCGGAATTCAGCCATGTTCCACTCAGTGGCGTCCCGCTGGTACCGCTTGCGCCACCCGCGCCGCCGGGGCTCGCCGCGACTACCGTAACGGCCCAAGTTCTGTTTGGACGGATGACCAGTTCGATTCTGGATTCGGTGTTGTGGCTGCCCCTGGAATAAGCTGTGTATTTCCCCGCGAACCCGAAATCCTTGGCTTTGCTGTAACTTGCCGTTCCCTTCTTCGCCCACAGCGTATTCAAGTCGGCGCCACCCGTGATCTTCATTCCAGTTGCAGCGGCTTGCGTTCCGTAAGCCAGTGGGGCGTATCGCTGATTCAGGTCGGTGCTGCCCACCTTGTAGCCAGTGGCGGCGGGTTTCGCGCCTTCCACATAGGGGTCGAAATAATCATCAAGATCAACCGTGCCCTTCTTGATCCCAGTTGCCATGATCAGCCGCCCCTCGCTTCGAGGGCGGCAATCCTCTGCGCCATATCGCGTTGCTTCGCCCTGTCGTGCTGCAGGATCAGCAGTAGCAGCGACACCAACTGGCCGTAGTCGATGCCTTCTTCCGTGACAGCCCACGGGAAAATCGCAGCCACGTCTTCGCGGATCAGGCCTGCCACTTCCCTATCCGGCGCCGCCTTGTAGCGGAAGGTGACTGGCTGGAACAGGTCAACGATGTCGGGTGGAACGTCCAAGGCACGGATGTCGAACTTCAGTTTGCGTGATGACGAAACTGTGAAACCGGTTGCGGTCTGCACGCCGGTGAAGGTATTCGCTCCTTTCCCGGCAGCGCCGATTTCCGCAAGCGTCCACGTTACATTCCCGCTGCCATCGAAGGTTTTGCCGGTCGAGCCGATTTTGAGCGTGCGAGCGGTTGCCAGTTTGGTGGCGGTGCCGGCATTGCCGGACACGGCAGTGGGTGCGGCTGGCAGGGTCAGGGTGTAGGTGGTTGCAGCTATTACCCGGCCTTTCGCATCCACGGTCAGCTTGGGCACCACAAAGGTGCCGCCGAAGGCGACGGTGGCGTTTGCGCTGGCGCCGTAGCTGCCGGCATCGACACCGCTGGCTGCCAGGGTATTCACGGTGCCACCGGCGGCGCTGGTCACGTCGCCGGTGTAGGCCGGCATGCGGTCGGCGGCAAACGTGCCGCTGGTGATGTCTCCGGCCGCGTGCTGATGGCCGGCTGCCGCGGCCCCGATTTCGCCCAGCGTCCAGCCGACGTTGGCGCTGCCGTCGAAGGTTTTTCCTGTCGAGCCGATGGTGAGCGTGCGGGCGGTTGCCAGCTTGGTGGCGGTGCCGGCATTGCCGGACACGGCGGTGGGTGCGGCTGGCAGGGTCAGGGTGTAGGTGGTCGCAGCTGTTACCCGGCCTTTCGCATCCACGGTCAGCTTGGGCACCACAAAGGTGCCGCCGAAGGCGACGGTGGCGTTTGCGCTGGCGCCGTAGCTGCCGGCATCGACACCGCTGGCTGCCAGGGTATTCACGGTGCCGCCGGCGGCGCTGGTCACGTCGCCGGTGTAGGCCGGCATGCGCGCAGCGGCCAGGGTACCGCTGGTGATGTCCGCTGCAGCATGTTTGTGGCCGGCCGCGGCGAAGGCATCACTGGACGCCACCGCCGCGGAGCCCAGGCCCAATGTCACGCGCTGGGCGGCGGCATCGGCATCGTCCAGCAGCGCACGCCCGGCCGCGGTGAGGGTGGCCAGCGTCATGGAGGTGGCGCCGGTGAAGTAAGGCAGCCGGTCTGCTGCAGGACTGACGCTGGATAGTGCGGTCAGCGCGGGATGCAGTGGCTGCGCATCGGTGATGCCGTAGCCGGCGATGGTGGTGGGCTTGCCGGTGGTGTTCGACCACGCCATGTAGTAGGCGCCATGCTGGCCATCCAGCAGATCCGCATCCAGCGTGCCACCCGCGCCTTCGTCCTTCAGCCCTGCCGACTTGATGGCCAGTGCCGTGCGCAGCGCTGCAGCCGTGGTCAATACCAACAGGGATTTCAGGAAGGTGCTTGGCGCGCTCGCGCCCAGGCGCTGGTCCAACGTGTATTTCACGCCCTTGGGGGTGGCTGCACGCGTGCCATCAGCGCCGGTGTTCGTTTCTTCCGGGGTAGCCAGCTCCACCACGCCCTGCACGGTTTCCGTTGCCGGGGGGTTCCAGAAGTCGGTATTCCCCATCGTGATGCTGGTCGCGGCAATGTCGGCGAACACGGTGTCGGCAGACAGCAGCAGGGTGGACTGTGCCGACTTGCCCATGATTTCGGTGGTCTGCCCATACAGTGCGAACAGCGTCCCATCGGCCAGGTACAGCGCGAAGCCTTTCAGCGAATAGGCATCCGCCGAATCGTCGCGGATGGTCAGGTGCAGTGTGTCATCGGCGACAGCCGCACCGGAAAACGTAGCCAGCCGCTTCAGCTCGCCGGGCAAGGTGATATAGCCAGCGGCCGCCTCGGTGGAAGAAATGAAGCCGGTGGCGGTGACGCCGATCTGTGCAATGGTGACCGGCAGCGTGCCGGTGTGGGCGGCATTGACCAGTGCGGCACGGCCAGCGGTGGTGACTTTCAGGGGCAAACCAGCCATCTATGAAGCCTCGAATTGCAGGCGCCGGTAATTCACCACGCGGGCAGCTCCCATCACGCGGATGACTGCCGTGGCGGCAACGCCTTGGGTAAAGTAGAAGTGCGATCGGACCGGCTTGGTGCGGTTCACTTCAGCGATCACGTCATCCACGTATTGGGCGGATGTTTCTTCGCTGGCGGTTTCGGCGCCCAGCACCAGCACCAGTTGGAAGGTATGCGGTGCGGCACGTGGTGTTTCCTGCCACCACTCGATGACTTCCACCGCGCCGCCGAAGGCCTGCACCACGGCGCGCACTGAGTTGGCGGTGCCTTTCCTGCGCTGGATCTCGATGGCTTCGCGCAGGCGTGCGCGCTTCACCGACAGGGGCCAGTAACTTTTCCAACTGTCCACCGATAGCGCCCAGGCCAGCCACGGCAGCAACGCCTTCGGGCAGGTGTCGGGGTCGATGATTTCCCGGGTGGGCATGGGTACGGCCGACAGCCGCGCGGTGGCGATTTCGTAATTCCGCTCCGCTGCAGTGCTGTTGGGGGGCAACAGGCTGCGCATTACTCGCCCAGCCCGCCGTGCGTGACGTCGATGGCGGTGCAGTAGGCAGCTTCCGAACGGCTGATGGTGATGTCGGCGGCAGGCGCCAGCAGTTCCACCCGCTGTACGCCTTCCGAATGCAGCGCGGCGAGAAGCGCGCTGCGGGGAATGTCGCGGCCGAGGCGGTGGGACTCTTCCACGTAGGCCTGCAGGCGTGCAATGGAGGCGGCCACGATCAGGGAGGAATCCGGGCCGGCGAAGGTGTAGAGCTGCGCGACGACCGAATACGGCACGATGGTGGCGCTGCGCACGGCCACCGCGTCGGTCATGGGCCGCACGTTGTCGCTGGCCAGCGCCGCTGCCACGGTTTCGACCAGGGGTGACGGCGCGGTGCCGTCGCCGGCGCGCGAAAGGATGGTCACCTCGACGTCGCCGGGCCACTTTGCCGTGTCCAGGGCTGCGGTCATGGCGGTGACCAGGGCGCCTGCGGCGCCGTGCGCGTCCAGCACCGACAGCACCAGGGCCTTGATGTCATCGGGCGCGGCGCTGGCGGCCGATGCGTCCAGCACGTCCGCATCCGCGGAAAGCGCATGGTAGATATACGCGCCTTCCGGGCCGGCCACGCTGAAACCTTCGGGTGCCAGCTGGATCCGGTGGCGGAAGTCGGTATCGCTTTCCCACGTTGCGGGAATGTTTTGCGCCGGGTCACCGGGATCCAGCAGCAGGCGGGTGACGCCCATCAGCGCGCCCAGGTGGTCCAGGTTGGACCCGCTGGCATAGGCCAGCATCATGCCGCGCAGGCGTTCGTTGAAGTCCTGGCGCAGCAGTGTTTCCCGGTACGCCGCCACCTGCAGGCAGGCGTACAGCGGATCCGATTCCACCAGCGCGTCGAAGGCCGGGTCGCGGGTGCGCAGGTCGGCCAGCATCGCGGCGAACACGTCCTCGAAGCTGATTTGCTCGATTACGTCCGGCGCCGGCAGGCGGGACAGATCCACGGCGGTGTAGGTGTCGGACATGCCAGCCATGCTGGTCAGCACGCGCGTGCGCGGCACTTGGGCGGGCGTGTATGGGCGGCAGTTACGCGCCGGCGAGGTGATCCAGCACCAGCTTGCGGATGCGCTCGCTGTCGGCGACGGTGAAGCCCAGCAGCTCGCGGCGCGGATAGCGTGCGCGGGGGCCGCCTGGGCGCACTTCGGCGCGCAGGCCTTCCTGATGGACGCGCGCGATTTTTGAAACGCGGCTGGTGAACTCCACGACCGCTTCGTCGGCAGTGGTGTGCACCTTCATGTGCTGCGGCTTGCGTAGCTTCTTGAACATCGCGCCGCGCTTGATGCGCCCCACCTTGGCGCGGGCGGGTTGCTTGCGCGGTGCGTAGGGGGAGCCATCCGAGTTGCGCTGCTGGGCAATGCGCTGCATCTGGCCGCGGCGCAGGGTGGCGCCGATCTTGCGTGCCAGTTGGGCGCGCTCGATCGGCTGCAGGCTGGACAGGACCGGGGCAGCCCAGTCTTCCAGTTCGCGCAGTGGGTCAGCCACCGGCCGGGGCGTCCCACTCGGCCAGCAGTTCGTCTTTCAGGAACAGCTTCCAGTGTCTGGGCGGGAATGGCTGTTCGATGGCCGGTTCCGGGTAGTGCTCGATGGTCAGCACGCCGTCGGCGCCGGCGTGCACGCCCACGCGCTCGGTCAGCGGCAGCTTGATGTCGATGTCCACCTTGTCGTTGGCCAGCACGTCCACCTCGAAGGCGATTTCGCCGCGGCGCTTGTCGTTGGCCAGCAGTTCCGACTGGTTGATGCGGATCCAGTCCAGCAGCGGCACCATCACCGCGTCCGGGTGCCCCGCATAGTCCGTGATGATCAGGTTCAGTGTGTAGCGGTACTCGAACGAGCGGCCGGGCGCCAGCGTGGACACCACGCTGCCGCTGTCGATGAAGACCAGCATGCGGTCCGGGTCGCGGGCCAACTCGGGCAGCGCCGAAGCCAGCAGATCGCGAAGGGACTTCGGCTTGATCACGGTGCGGGCTCCGGCGGGATTTCGCTGTCAACCCATTCCTGCAGGCCGATCAGCTGTTCGCGGATGACGTGGCAGGTTTCGTAGTTGCCGGCAACGGTGTCGGCGACGGCAGAGAGCGCAAGGCCGGCGGCGGGCGCATCAGGATCTCCGGTGGGCGGTTCCGGGGCGCGGCCTTCGGCGGCGGCGTCGTGGATGCGCACGAAGCCAGCAGGCACAGCACAGGCAGCATCAGCTTCAGGGGTGACATAGACGGGGACTTCCTTGGTGATGACGCGGGCGGCTTCGCGCACGACCTGCACGCGGTCCACGTAGCGGGTGATGATGGCGGGCTGCTCCTGGGCGGCCTTCAGGGCGGCGCGCACGCCGGCCAGCGTGGCGTTGGCAGCGGCCAGGTCGGACCGCGCCCGGGTGGCCTGTGCATGGGCTTCGCCCACGCGGTGTTCCTGCCACCAAGCGCCGCCGCCGATGGCAGCCAGCAGGGCCAGCAGGACGATGGTGGCGATCAGCCGCGGCGAAGGCATGGTGATCAGCCCCCGAGGACTTTCAGGGCGCGTTCGGTACGCGCGATGCGGTCCGCCAAGCCTTCCGGGGTGGCCTTGCGGGTGGCGCTGCCGAGGTTCACCCGCCGCGATACGCCCAGGGTGTTGTTGTCGTCGGCCAGGGCGTTGCAGCCGGCGTCCTGCCACCATGCGGCGGCCGCGCGGGCGCTGGTGTCGATTTCCAGCACCATGTCCGGCTCATCTTCCAGCGGCAGCCCCAGCAGTTGGCCGATATTGCGGTAGTTGCTCCGGCCGGTGATCTGGATGGGTCCACGGCCGCGATAACGCCAGCCGTCGCCGCTGGCGGCGTCACCGTTGCCGTTGCGGCCGGCATACACGCAGTTGCCGAAGTCCACCGGCTTGTGCGCGTACTGCGCGGCTTGGGCGGGGGTGAAGCGACGCCCGAACACCTCCATGATCCGGGTGGCCGAATACGACAGCGATTCTTCCAGCCGTGACAGGCCCGCGCTTTCGTGGCCCACCTGCGCAAGGAAGTGGGCGGCGCGGCGGCGGGTGATGATGCCGAACTCGAACATGGCCTGGCGCAGCTCCGGGTGCCAGCGCTGGGCACGGGCCGCGGGGCACTGCAGGATCAGCGCCAGCTTTTCGGGGCTCACGATGTTGAAGGACTGCTGCATGTCAGGCTCCCCGCAACAGGTGGGCGAGGTTGCCGCGCGCCCGCCATGTCAGGAACGCCAGCACGCCCAGCACGCACAGGGACCACGGGCATGCAAGGGCGGCGCTGGGGCCGCGCAGCATCAGGTGCAAGGTGTTGCCGCCGGTGGCCGCCACCAGCAGCCACGCGCACCAGGCGATCAGGGGGCGGTGGCGTGATGCCGGCCTGCGCCGGTAGGTAATCAAGCGGCCGCAGATATAGGCGCTGGCCAGCAGCGCGGCGAGGGCAATCAGGTCATGCATCGGGGGTGCCTCCATCGGGCTTGCCGCCGCGGCGGAACCAGGATGACAGCAGCGCCTTCAGATCCACGCTGCGCAGGCCTTCGATGAAGGCCAGGCCCAGCGTGACGGTGCCCGCGGACACCAGGAAGGCGGCAATGCCGGTGGACTGGATGGGAAGCCAGCGGATCACTTCGCTGGCCGCCACGTAGCCCATCGACCCGCTGATGGCCAGATAGACCAGCCGCCGCCAGACCGGAAGGTTCTTCGCCGATACGACAAACAGCGTGGCGCCGGCGAAGGCGCCCACCAGTGCGTTGCCGTCCACGCCGGGCAGCAGCGAGGCCAGGCCGATGCCTGCGGCCAGCGCGGGGATTGCGGAAACGGTAGTCGGTTCGGTCACAGGTCAGTCCCAGAGTTGAACCAGCGGGCGCACCGCCGGGTTGTTGGTGGCGGTGAGGTCAGGCAGATCCACGGCGGTGCCTTCGGCGATGAAGACGCCCTGCGCGGCCAGGCCCGGGTTGGTTTCCAGCACCTGTTCCAGCAGGCCGGCCGTGCTGCCCAGGTGGCGGTAGCAGAGCGCGTCCACTGTGTCGCCCTGGCGTGCAATCACCCGCATCAGATCAGCTCCACGGTGACGCGGCCCAAGCCGAGGAAATCAC